AGAATCAGAGGGATATACTTATCCTTTACAGCCTGCGCCTGTTTGAGTGCCATGCCAAGAAAATACAGGGCAACAGCCACAACGATGAGTTCCGGTTTCACATAATTCATAATCTGTTCCATATTTTTTATCCTTTCTGCTCTAAGTCATTGATTCTGTGATTGGCAACTTTGATCTGCTCTTCTTGTACTTTAAGTTCCTGTTCCAGAGCATACGTTCTTTCTACTACATTATTATGCTTATCGACCCGTTTCGTGAGCTCTTCCAACTTGTATTCCATCAGTGCCCGTGTCTTTTCCTGCTGACTGTGGTTACTGATCAGGCAGACCACAAGTGTAACGGCGGCACTGATGCAGGCGGAAATAATCGTTTCCATGTACTTTATTCTCCTTTTTCTGATTTTCGCATAAAAATAAGACCGTCTCCGGTCCTGCTCGAATCTCTGTTGTTCGATTAATAGGTAAATTCGTAATCATCGCCATCCCCGTTTGCAATCAGCTTTAAAGTGCGGTTTT